TTGGTTTGTTTCGATCAACAATAAAATATGGCGATCAGTTCTTTATTCGTGATCCTGAAACTTACAAGCTTATTTGGGTTGAACCAAGTGATGTAATTAAAGCAGTTGTTAACGAAAGTACTGGTAAAGAAATTGACCAATACATTATTAAGAATATTAACTTAAATCTTCAAGACTTAGTTGCTACTGACACTCGTAAAATGAATAACACTGCGACAACAGGCGCAGTAGTAAAAGCGCCACAGGAAAATGGTGCTGGTGTATACCAAGGTGGCGCTGCAAATATGACAGAATATGCTGTTGATGCAAAGCATGTTATTCACTTAGGTATGACAGACGGAATGAATGCAGGTTGGCCATTTGGTAACAGTATACTTGAAAGTGTATTTAAAGTATACAAGCAAAAGGAATTATTAGAAGATAGTATCATTATCTATCGTGTACAACGAGCTCCAGAACGCAGAGTATTTTACGTTGATGTTGGTAACATGCCAGCACATAAGGCAATGAGTTTTGTTGAGCGTGTTAAAAACGAAGTACACCAAACACGTATTCCAAATAAAACAGGCGGCGGCACAAATGTTATTGATGCAAGTTACAATCCACTATCTATTATGGAAGATTATTTCTTTGCACAGACTGCTGAAGGACGCGGATCAAAAGTTGAAGTATTACCAGGTGGTGATAATTTAGGTGATATTGATGATTTAAAATACTTTAATAATAAATTAATGCGTGGACTACGAGTACCAAGTAGTTATCTACCATCAGGACCAGATGATGGTACTGCAACTTATAATGATGGCAGAGTAGGCACAGCATTAATTCAAGAATTCCGCTTTAGTAAATATTGCGAAAGGTTACAACAAGTATTATTACCAGGCCTTGATAACGAATTTAAAATGTTTTTAAGTCATAAAGGTGTTAATATTCCAGCTAATTTATTTGATCTTATATTTGCCGAACCACAAAGCTTTAGTCAATATCGTGAGATTGAAATAGATTCATCAAGAGCATCATTATTTGCTAATCTAGATGGCGTTGATTATTTAAGTAAGCAATTTATTTTGCAAAAGTATTTAGGCTTAACTGAGCAAGAGATGAAACAAAATGAAATGCTTTGGAAAAAAGAAAATTCTGACACTGCAATGCCAAACGATAATATACGAAGTGATTTAGGTTCAGTTGGCTTACGTGGCGGCGACATTGAAGGTTTTGACCCAACTGATGTTGATGAGTTTGAAGATGAAGGCGGTGATGATCTTTCAGTAGATACCGCAGGTGAAAGTCCGCTTGGCGGAGAAACAGGAGAAACTGAATAATGCGATTTAATGAATTAGCGCAAGATGGTCAAGATGATGAATATGGAAAATGGGATATAGATGATACCCGTAGACCTAGATTAACATTAAAGCATATTAATAAAATGCGAAATATTCGTGAATTACGAAAGCAGGAACATGCTAACGAAGTTGATGAATTTACGGTAATGTACGGATCACGAGATTCAGAGTAAAGTAAGTATTTTACCACCAAAAAATTATGATATGTATCAAAATTGCGGTTTTAACCGTATTTCGTTATGGTTAACACCAAGACATCTTAAATATAATTGTTATAACCTATTAACCTACTTTATAAAGGAGATTTATCATGAGTGCTCAAGATCGTTATACAAAGATCCTCGAGAGTTTAGTTAACGGAGATCAAGCAAATGCTTCAGATCTTTTACACGAAGCTTTCGTTGAAAAAGCTCGCGAGATCTGGTCAGATCTTGTAGAGCAAGATGAAATCGAAGAAGATGAGGTTTCAGAAGAAGAATTAGAAGAAGCTATTAGCGGTGAAGAAGCTGATGACTTTTTAGATGACATCGAAACAGATGCAGACGAAATCGAAGCTGAAGAAGCTTTTGGTGAAGCTGAAGAAGATGACGCAGAAATGGATATGGAAATGGATGCAGAAATGGAATTAGCTGGCGACGAAGATTTTGAATCTGATGAAGAACATGGCGACGTTGAAGACGCTATGATTAATGTTGAAGATGCATTAAATGATTTAAAAGCAGAGTTTGCAAAGCTTATGGGCGATGAAGCAGACGAAGAAGCTGAAGAAGAATCAGAAGAATCAGAAGAAGAATTTGATGATGTTGTTGATGAATCAGAGTTTGAAGAACTTGACGAATCAGCAGAACTTACCAAAGTTGGCGTAGATATGCCAGCAGGAGATGACGGAAAAGCCTCACCAGTTAAAGATGCTGGTAACGATATGGCAAAACCTCACCCAACAGATACCACAAAAGAAGCAGGTAGTAAAACACCAGCCTCTGCTGATATGAACGTAACACATCCAGGCGACGGCGCACAGCTATCACCTGAATCACGCGGTCATGGTGCTGAGAAAAAAGGTAAGGCAGAATAAAGATGCGCAACCTACGAGAACAACTTTCATATGATCAAGCAAGTATTGTTACTGAGGCTATCGACGATGGCACTGGTGGCAAGAGCCTTTATATGGAAGGAATATTTGTTCAAGGTGACAAGCGAAATCAAAATCAACGTGTATATCCAGTATCAGAAATAGCTAGAGCTGTTAAGTCAGTTCAAGCTAAAATAGATGATGGATTCACGGTGTTAGGCGAAGCAGACCATCCGGAAGATCTACAAGTAAACATCGATCGTGTATCACACAAGATTGAACGCATGTGGATGAACGGAGCAGATGGTTACGGTCGTCTTAAAATTTTACCTACACCATTAGGGAATATTTGTAAAACTTTATTGGAAAATGGTGTAAAATTAGGTGTATCATCACGTGGTAGTGGTAATGTAAATGAAAGTGGTAATGTTTCAGAATTTGAAATTCAAACAGTTGATATTGTTGCGAATCCAAGTGCTCCTGAAGCATATCCAGACCCAATATATGAAGCTATTATGAATAGTAAACGCGGAAATATCTTAATGGATGTTGCATTGGCTACTAATCATGATGATGTTGCACAAAGGTACTTGCAAGAAGAAGTACTTAGATTTATTAATAACTTAGATATTAGGAGAAGATAAAGAATGGCACATGCAATCGAACAACTCCTAAGTTCAGAAGTTTTAAGTGAAGAAGTACGTACTACACTTTCAGAAGCTTGGGAAACCAAACTTAGTGAAGCACGTGAAGAAATCACTGCAGAACTACGCGAAGAGTTTGCAAATCGTTATGACACAGACAAGCAGCAAATGGTGGAAGCACTAGATGCAATGCTGACTGATACGATTAAAACAGAACTTGTAGAATTTGCAGAAGATAAAAAGGCAGCAGTTGAATCAAAGGTTGAATATCAACGTAAGATTAAAGAACATGCTGCCCTTCTTGATCAATTCGTAATGGAAACTTTGCAACGTGAAATTGCAGAATTACGTGATGATCGTCAACTTCAAGAATCAAACTTCGTGAAGTTAGAAGACTTTGTTATGGAGCAACTAACTTCAGAACTTAACGAATTCCATGACGACAAGCAAGAACTTATTGCTGAAAAAGTTCGTCTAGTGAAAGAAGGAAAGCAGATGATTGCCGAAACTAAGCGTGAATTTATTTCTAAAGCTAGTGCTAAGTTAGCTGGTATTGTTGAAACAACATTAACCAGTGAACTTGGAACACTTAAAGAAGATATTCAAACTGCAAAAGAAAATATGTTTGGTCGTAAGATCTTTGAAACATTTGCAGCAGAATTCATGGGTTCACACCTAGCAGAAGGCACAACCGTTTCTAAGCTATCAACGGAGATACTTGATATTAAAGCTCAGCTTGCTGAAGCACAACAGATAGTATCTGAAAAGGAAAATTTAATTGAATCAGCCAACAAAAAAGCATCACGTGTTGCGGAAGCAACATCACGTAAAGCTAAAATGGATGAACTTTTAAGCCCCTTAGCAAAAGATAAACGTGAGTTAATGGCGAATTTACTTGAGTCAGTTGCAACATCAAAATTGCAAACTGCATTTAATAAGTATATACCAACAGTGTTAAATGAATCAGTAAAAACACATAAACCTCACACATTAACAGAATCTCAGACGACTGAGGTTACAGGTAACAAGGCTAGCACACAGACATCTGAAAGCGATGCCGAAATTATTAACCTAAAAAAATTAGCTGGTATCAATTAAAATAAAGGAGAATACCAAAATGTCACAAAACCTATTTGAAAACTGGGACGTAACAAAAGGCGCCCTTACAGATGGTCTAGAAGGCAACAAAAAGGTGGTAATGGAATCAGTTCTTGAAAACACTAAGAGCTATCTTTCAGAAACCGCAGCCTCAGGCTCAACAATGGCAGGTAACGTTGCTACACTAAACAAAGTTATCCTTCCAGTAATCCGTCGTGTAATGCCGACAGTAATTGCAAACGAATTAGTAGGCGTACAGCCTATGACTGGTCCAGTAGGACAAATTCACACTCTACGTGTACGTTACAGCGAAACAGCTGGTGGCGTAGCAGCAGGTGACGAAGCACTTAGCCCATTTGCTATCGCAAAAGGCTATTCAGGTGATGCTGCAACAGGTGGCGCAACTTCAACTTCAAGTCTTGAAGCAGAAGCTGGCCGTAAGCTTTCAATCCAAGTATTGAAGCAGACTGTTGAAGCTAAAACTCGTAAGCTATCAGCACGTTGGACTTTTGAAGCAGCACAAGATGCTAATTCAATGCATGGTCTGGACGTTGAAGCAGAAATTATGCAAGCACTTGCACAAGAAATTACTGCTGAAATCGACCAAGAAGTTTTAACTTCTCTACGTAACCTAGCTGGCGTAGCTACTGACACATATGACCAAGGTAACTTATCTGGTCAAGCTACATTCGTAGGTGATCAACACGCAGCTCTAGCGGTTCTAATCAACCGTGCAGCAAACCTAATCGCTACACGTACACGTCGTGGCGCAGGTAACTATGTTGTTGTATCTCCAACAATGCTAACAGTACTACAATCAGCGACTACATCAGCATTTGCTCGTACAACTGAAGGTCCTTTCGAAGCTCCTACTAACACTAAGTTTGTTGGTACATTGAACAACACAATGAAAGTATTCGTTGACCAGTATGCAGCAGACGATGCTCCAATTCTTGTTGGTTATAAAGGCGATGGCGAAATGGATGCAGCAGCATTCTACTGCCCATACGTTCCACTAATGAGTTCTGGTACTGTACTAGATCCAAATACATTCGAACCAGTTGTGTCATTCATGACTCGTTACGGATATGTTGAACTTAACAACCAAGCTTCATCTCTAGGTAACGCAGCAGATTACTTAGCGAAGATTGGCGTTGATTCAGCGGCACTATCTTTCCAATAAGAACTTCTTATTAGATTAAAAACAAAAACAGGGCTTTAGCCCTGTTTTTTTATGAATAAACGTTGACAAAAGTAAGACACTTTGCTATACTTAATAAGTAAGTTAATTAAAGCGCGAGAAGTTATTATGATTAAGCCATCTGATTACAAAGCAATCTCATTTTGGGGGAACTGCCTAGGTTCTTTTAGTTCTTATATAAAACAGGAGCAATATAAAGCCGTCGTAGACAACGCGCCATTAAATGCAATCTATAAACGCAATAATGATTGGGTTACATTGAATGATGTAACAAACGAATCTATTATTTCAGAAGCTAAAATACTTGGATTAATGTAAGGGAGATTATCATGGGAACTCGTAGTAATATTGTAAAAGTGTTAAATGATGGATCAGTTAATGTAATTTATTGTCACTGGGATGGTTATGTCGCAGGTGTAGGCCAAGCCCTGCTTGATAATTATAATACTGACCGTAAAGTTAGTGATCTTATTGCCCTTGGTGATATGAGTAGTATCTCTCCTGAGATTGCATATGATCGTGATCGTGGTGAAAGCAATTGTGCAGCTTCTAAATATGATAGCTTACATGAATATCTAGACACTCTAGTTGATGATATTATGATTGAGTATGTTTATGTATTTGAGAATAATGAATGGTCAGTTTATAGTGATGATCTTGTTGTATCACCAGTCCGTTTAACTAGTACAGAAACCTATAGGACGACAGCATAATGAAACATATACTATTTCCAAAACGGTCTAAATTTAAAGCCTGGGTAACCCGTAAATGGGAAGAACATAACTACGAAGTTCGTTTGTTTGAACGCCGCCCAGTTAAACGATCTCAAGAACAATGGTTTAATGATAATAAATGGTTTCTTAAAACCGAATATAAAAAAGCAAGAAACCGCTATTAAAAAAGGAATAAATGATGGGTTGGTGGAATAAATTAATCCGTGACTACATTACTGACTATCCTAAAGTGACACGGGTAGAAGTGATTAGTAACGGACGTGACTACGCACGTGAATATGTGAAATATAATGTTCGAAATGTTCAAATTACTGAACAAGACGGCGGCAGGACTTTAAAAATATTTTTAGATCATGATACTAACAATGAATAAAATTGGACCGATATTTAAACGCGACACACTTGGTAATATTCGCTCATGGGCAGCAGAAACCAGCAATGATGGTGCTTGGCGAGTAACAACTGGAATCATTGATGGCAAAAAAGTCATATCTGATTGGAAATATGTAACAGCAAAGAACATTGGCCGGAGTAATGAACGTGATATTCATGCACAGGCGTTATTTGAAGCTAATGCTGAATATAATAAGAAATTAGAGAAGGGTTATTTTACAGACACCCTTAAGATTGATACATACGATAAGTTCAAGCCAATGTTGGCTAATGATTATGCAAAGTTAAAGAAGCCACTTGAATATCCTGTGATTTCGCAACCTAAGCTTGATGGAATTCGCTGCATAGCCCGCGCAGATGGTTTATGGACAAGAGCTGGCAAGCCACATGTAGCAGTTCCGCATATTTGGGAAGCATTAAAACCTTTCTTTGAACATTTCCCAGATATAATTCTTGATGGTGAATTATACAATCATGATCTTAGGGATGATTTTAATACAATTACATCTACAGTACGCAAGACAAAACCAACTAAGGCGGATCTGATAAAGTCAGAACAACTGGTTCAATATCACGTTTATGACTGTTTCGATCCATATGTACCAGAATGGGGTCTCAAAAATCGACGAGCATTTCTATATAGTAAAGCAGATTTGCGCGGATATTGTAATACAGCGTCGGAAGATTATGTTCAATTAGTCCCTAATGTAATAACTGAAAATGACCAAGAGCTTAATGATCACTATTCTGCGTACATTGGGTTAGGGTATGAAGGTCAAATGATCCGAATTGAAGGTAGTGAATATCAGAAAAAGCGCAGTAAGTTTCTTCTGAAACGAAAAGAATTTATTACAGAAGAATACAAAGTAATTGGAGTAGAGGAAGGATTAGGTAACTGGAGTGGCGCAGTCAAAAGATTTAAATTAATTGATTCTGGTGGTAACCATTTTAGTGCAGGTGTCCGCGGTTCTTTTAACGAGTTAGCCCAATTGCTTGAATGTGACGTATATCCAGAATGGTGTACGTTACGATATTTTGAATTAACTCCTGATGGTATACCTCGATTCCCAGTGGTGATAGATTGGGGCTGGGGTGAACGTACAGATTAAATTATATGGTACGTTTATGGTTTAATATGATAAATACATATGTAAATTTATTAAACGGAGATAAACACGAACATGGCTTCAGTAATTAGTCCAGACTCAACTCAATTGCATATATTAGGTGCAGTTGATATTTCAAATGACTTAGATGTTAGCAACGACTTAGATGTTGGCAACGACTTGAACGTCGGCGGTGATATAGATGTTACTGGCCCTGCCACGTTTAGCGGAAAAATAAATTCAACAAATTCAAGTAGTATTAATTTAGTAACACCAACATATGGTGACGGAGCTATAAACGTAACTGGCGGTGTATATATAGGCGGTGATATATATGTAGATGGTAGTATTGTCGCAAATGGTGATATTATTACCTTTGGCAACACAGGTGCAACTATTGTATTTGATTCGGAAATTTCAAGTGATCTTGTTCCATCGGCGGATATAACATATGATTTAGGTTCTCCTTCAAAACGCTGGAAAGACTTGTATCTGGATGGAGCGACTATCTATCTAGGTGATATGACACTTTCAAAAGATTCCAATACTGGCAGATTGAAAATGAATGGCGAAGAAATAGCGCCACGGTCTGAAATAGAGCAAGTTAAACAAGAACATATAATAACAAAAGCGGAATTTGAATCATTTAGAGCAGCACCTGGCAATGGCGCAAACGCAGGTAAAATTAATGGATTAACGGATGTTAGTACAATAGGTGCAACAAACGGACAGGCATTAATATTTAATAGTGCAACCGATACATGGGAACCAGCTGATGTTTTTGCAAATACTGGGTCAACATCATCTGGATCAACATCATCTGGATCAACATCATCTGGATCAACAGGAAGTCTAGGTAGAACGACAATAACTCACACAACTGCGACATTGGCTGACGATACAACAACATATGATATGTTCACTGGTGCAATAACGTATGCATTATTGTCTATAGGAGTATCACATGCTTCTTGGGTTAGAATATACAGTTCCGCCACGGCTATGACCGCAGATTCTTCTAGACCAGAAACATTAGATCCAGATCCAGGTGATGGAGTATTAGCAGAAGTTATCACATCAGGTGCAAGTATAGTTAAGTTTACTCCTGCTGCTATTTGTTGGAATGATGACACCCCCCCAACTGGCAATGTTTATATTGCAATAACAAATAAATCAGGAACATCAACGCAAATTCAGATAGACATGAATATTCTTGAAATGGAGATATAACATGAATTTGAAAGAGTATGTTGTTCGACTTAAAAATACTGTAGATTTGAATGATTTTTACCACGACATGGAAAATGAAGGTGGTAATTTGACTATACCTGATCGCCAAGTCGATGTTAACAACAGACGCCCCAACAGTAAAGCAACTAATTATATGCTCACCGAAGAAGAAGCAGAAATAGTTAAACAAGATCCTCGGGTTCGATTTGTGGCCGAAGCAGAATATGATAGAATAGATGATCTAGATTGGGTCCACGAAGGTAGATTTTTGCGCAGATCCAGTGTGAGTATGGATTATACAGATTTCCAATGGGGAATGTATCGACATATGGACGATGAACTAGAACCAGGCGAATATGATTATATGTCGAATACAGTAGGTAAAATTAACATTCCGTATACAGGTAAAAATGTAGATGTTATAATTGCTGATGATGTTGCACATGATCCAGACCATTATGAATTTTTAGATGATGATGGCAATTCAAGAGTAAAATATTATAATTGGTTTCAACATAGTCAAGATGTAGAGGGCATTTATCGTCCGCCATTTAGACATACTGGACAAGATTTATCAAGACATCATAATATCCATGTCGCTAGCACAGCAGTCGGAAGATCACAAGGCTGGGCAAAAGATGCAAATATATATTTTATCTCTGTTAATTTTGGCCAAGGTGGAAATTCTGATAGAATATCAGGCGATTATGTGTTTGATTATATTCGTGAATTTCATGAAAATAAACCAATTAATCCGGAAACAGGTAGAAAAAATCCAACTATTGTTAATAATAGTTGGGGAGCATCATATGGATATTATCCGGAATTAGCATATATAAAAGAAGTATATGCGGATGGACAACATTATAGTAAACCATCTGGAGAATATAGCAAAGCAGGTCTTTTTGGAGTAGTAACCGATGAAAGGCCTATTCTCGATATCGTCGAGGGACCAACTGATCGCCAAAAATATGATTTTATAAGACAGACATACACAAATGGTTATTTCTCTGGACAATGGGCGCCAGAAGAACAGGCATACAGTGATATTCCAGATTATAGTAATTTGACCAAACTAGATCAAACAAGTTTAAAACTATCTACTGTGTCTATTCTTATTAATGATTCGTATCCAGATACTCTCAAAATGTATGGTATTTGGGACGATATCCCAACACCCTGGAATATAGATTTATGGTATGTAGATTCATATGAAAAAAAGTGTTTAGTAGATACAGTAGGCAGATTGTCATTTCACACCATAAGGGATGCTGGATGGAGTATGTCTCTTACTGATCCTGGTATGACAGGAGTATTAACTGGAGCAGTTAGCTTAGAAAAACATGATGAAGAATCACAGTTTGTATATGCATATGAAACATGGTATGGAACTGACGGTGTGGCACCAAATAGAGAATTTAGATTAGTCATTAAATCAACACACGATCCACTAGCAGTAGACATCAATAATCCGCCTGAACCAGACTCGTTAGTGGAAGTTCGTTTTTACGAAAATGATGACACTAAAATTACTATGACGATAGAAAAGAATAGTTATACATGTTTTACTGGTAACGAGTTTACAGTAACTCAATTAAAAGAATGGGGATATAAGCCGAGACATAATCATTCACCAAAACGTAACTCAGTAGAATCACAAGCAACGGTAGAAGATTGTATAGATGCGGGTATAATTGTAGTTGCTTCTGCCGGCAATGCGTATGGTCCTACACATCATGCACTTGATCCACGAAGTAACAATTGGGCATATATCGAAGATCCCGTTGAAGATTTTGTACATACATTTTATTATAATCAGACAGGTCACCCAGCTTCCGCATATGGAGGAACAGATAAACAGGCTATAGTGGTTGGTGCATTAGATATAACAACTACGACAAATCGACATCCAGAATATGCAATTGAACAACGAACAAATTTCAGTGACCATGGCACGTCGGTCGATTTGTTCGCGGCAGGCAAAGATGTAATGGGTGCAATGCCACGAAATCATTATAGTAGCCAATATTTTTATAACAAAAATGGTAATACTTATTATGGCATGAGCGGAACATCGATGGCAACCCCACAGGTAACTGGTATATTGTCGTGTTTGTTACAAAAATATCCAGATATGGATCAACGACAAGCACGAGTATTATTGTCAAAGATCACAGGTGAACAAAATGCAGTTAGAGATTCGACAGCAGAAATAGATACATATATTGATCCATATACTGAATTGGTAGGAGCTACTGCCGATGTTCTGTATTATCCAGATATGAGAAAAGTTGATACGTCGATTTATCCAGAAGTTAACAATAAAGGTAGACCTAGCGACGGCGCGGTATATCCAAGATCACAAATAAAAAGAAGGAAAATAATTTAACAAAGTAGTTAATATTTTTAGTATAAATATATAAAACAGCAAAAACTTAGAAAGTAAAGGATACCGACTAAGAAATTGCGAGGAAGTAAAATTGGCAATAAACACTAATCACACTCTTAATAAGATTGTGGCGACAGAAAACGACTTGGTGCTTGACGCGTATGATAATATTAATGTATCTACAAAACGCGTAGTTGATTTACAAGACCCAGTTGATTTGCAGGACGCAGTAACAAAAAAGTTTTTAACAGATAAGTTAGCCGAATTAGAGACAGGTTCTTCTACAAGTCTTGCTGATCTGGAAGCATTGATTGATACTAAACTCGCGAATATCGGAGACGTTCTTATTAAGTTAGCGCCACAAAAACCAGACTTTATAAGTTTAAAATCTTTAGAGGTGTTAAATGCACAGTCATATAGAATCACAGATTTCACACAAACAGATAATACCTCCAATGGACTAACTGCAAATGCTGGTGATATCGTAACTAATGTTTTACGCTCGGATGATTTTGCAACTAACTTATTAGAAGAAGTTGGACCAGGTGATTCCGGTATTGTTCAAATCAAGCGTAATGGATTAGTCACTTCAGAAGTGACACTTGATACAACAGAAAATAATGGCACATTCACAGACACTGATTCATTAATAATCTCAAATAATGTTGATTATGGCACAATCACTGGCAATCCGTTAGGATTTGACTTTGTGTATAATGTACAATCTACAGGAACAAATACAGTTCCGGAAGGTTGGAACAATGTGCAAATCAGACATGAATTAACAGAAGATTCAGAAGTGCTAACAAATGAAGTCACTTGGTATTCTGATCAAAGTAATCCAGGCGCTCCAACTATAACTAATAAAGTAATCACACCGAGTACAACAACTACTGGAGTGGTGCATAGTTCAACAGTGCCACACTACACCTCTGCGCAACAGTTTGATATTAGTTTTAGTGTCGGAGTATTGAGTGGTGATTTTTATCCATCAACTGATACATTTATAACTGCAACTGGATCAAACCCCTCCGCTGTTAACAATATTAATAATCTTGCATATACCGATGTTGGAATAGCTACACCACTTCCTCGTAACTATCTCGCAACAGGTACACACACGGTTCTAACTAGTACAAATGTTAAATCCGGAACAGGTATTAGCGCAGCAAACGAAGGTCCTAGTATCATGATAACAAACAGTTATCAGAATACAACTACTAAACTAGCCATAGCAGAGCAAGTTATCTATATGCTGGATGATGCTACATTCTTGAATGTTGATGAAACTAACATAGAAGTAGTTAATGTAGGATATGGTTCAGGTAATGCAACACGATATGAAACTGTTGGTACAGATACACCTAATCAAGCTACGGCTAACAGTTTTGATGGTCAAAATAGTGTGTTAAATAATTGGGACGCTACTGTAGTTGGCGGTGACGTTAAACATGATGAAACAGATTATTCAACTGGATATTTACCAGTTGGCCCGAACTTGAGCGAGAATCGTTCAAGTTCACAATATATTGTATTTGGATTCAACCGAACGGCTGTGTCTAAATTTGCTGTTGAATGGTCAGGAAAAATTAGTGGTTGTTGGGTAAGTATGCCTGGAACAGCTATTGATGCAACCTCGACTTTAAACGGATGGCTCGATGCCACCGCCCCATATGAAGGCATTGGTATTCCTGGAGCAAACACAAGCACAAATGGCAACGGTTCAAACGGTTGTGGTTTAGCTGGTGTTGCATCAACTGGAATCATTGTGAACAGTGAAACTTTTAATGTAACTTTCGGTACGGAGTCAAGCAGTAATGCAACAGACAACCTTATTGTAGTTCGGTTTAAACTGTTACAAGGAGATTATATCAATGCATTACAGTTTAAAACGGCAACGTAACGGAGGCAATTGATGGCTATATCAAATGATAAAAAAATTGATTACCTTTGGAAAAAGCTCGGTTATAGTACTACTAAGACTGATGATGCTAATAAAAAATCTGCGTCAAACGAAAGTATTCCGAGCCCGTTATTAATTCGTGGTGATGGTATTTGGGTCCAAAGTGATCAAATACCACCAATAATACCACAAACCAGTTCCACAATTGTAGAAGTATTTAATGATTATCTAGCAAACACTGTCGAGTGTGTGATGGATAATACAAGTACCCCTCTACGAACATGGAAGACCAGTCTATTAGACTGGATACCTGTAGAATTTGGACCAACATACCAAGTAAAAGTTTATGTCGACGATCCAGGTGCGAGTGATCCGCAAACTACTGGAACACGACTGTATCCTGATGGCTACGGTGACGATGAATGGTTTTTTGATTATTCAAGCGGCACATTACATTTCATTGGTGACTCACTTCCCGCCAGTGTAATTAGTAGCAAATCAGTGTACATTGCTGGCGCTAGGTATTTTGGTTCTAAAGGCTTACAGGATTTTGATACTAGCGGCGCTGTCGCTGGTTCAATACCCGCATCGCAAACATTTACATCAGATGGTAGTGTGACATATCAATTGTCACACACACCTGCAAGCATTGAAGCAATTGATGTTTATGTATATGATGTTCTTCAAAGACCTGGAGAGGTGTACGGACTTATTGACGATATGTTAATTTTTACCGTTACACCTTCTCCTGGCACTGATATATATGTGAAATATAGAACTGCATTCGCAACCGTTGTTGATAATCCAAATAGTAGTATTGAAAATAAACATTTAAATTTAATATATACTAGCGATCAATACAATGGCGACGGTGCCCAAATAACATATGGTATTGATCCCGGTCATACAATACATGATGTATTAGTGATTAAACAAGGATTAATATTACCCCCAACTGAATATTTTATTAATGGCACAGTGTTGACATTGATTAATCCTCCAGCATTGGGCGAAACAATTGATATTCGATATCTACCAGTCTAATCTATATAATTAATTACAAGTGTAGTTAATATCCCATGATAAATATATAAATATTATTACTAGAGCCTATACGAGGCCCTAGTATTTTACTCTTGAATTTTCAGTTTTTTGTTCTTTAAATTACTGAAACTTTAGGAACATGTTCATACCGAGAGATGGACAATCAATATATTGATTGGAGAAAATAATAATGGCTTTTAGACAAATTAAGTCGCCAGCACTGGCGAACCAAGCAGTTGTTAATACAAAACTAGATACATCAGCAATAACTGGCCAGTTGGCTGCTGCATCTGGTGATTTAACAGATGTGATTATGATGTATAGTGCTTCAGGTAATAGCCTTAAAAAGTTAACACTTGTAAATTTAATAAGTTCGTTTGATACTGCTAACCTTGCAGAAGGCAATAACCTATATTTCACTGACGCACGTGCCAAAGCTGCCGTAGCTAGTGATATTGCAGCAGCAGTTTTAGCAGAAAAAAATCGTGCCGAACTTGCAGAAGGTACTTTAACAACAAACTTAGGCGCAGAAATAACTCGAGCAGGTTTAGCAGAAGATGCAAACACAACGGCAATAAATAACGAAATTGCCCGTGCAACAGGCGCAGAAAATGATTTAGATGCAGACTATAAAGCAGCTGATGCTGGGTTACAGACACAAATTAACAATATTCTTAGCAACACTGATGCAACAGCACTTAACTCGTTAGCAGAAATTGTTGCAGCATATCAATCAGCTGATAACGTATTTACAGCGGCAGTAGCGGCAAATAGTGCAGCAATTATAGCTGAAAAAAATCGTGCCGAAGCTGTAGAAGGTAATTTAACAACATCATTTAACAATGTTCAAGCTGAAGTTAATACTATCGAAGCAGGCGCAGGTCTTGGTGCTGATGGTACTTATACAGCAGACGCAACTACTAACTACCTAACAGCAGCAGCTTCATTAAAAGATGCAGACGGTAAATTAGATGCACAAATTAAAATTGTTGCAGACGCACTTGCAGCAGAAATCGGCACAACTAATGGCGAAATATCTGCATTACAAACAGCAGATACTACATTACAAGGTAATATTGATGGTGTAGCTGCTGATTTAGTTACAGAAAAAAATCGTGCAGAAGCAGCAGAATTGGCCAATGCAAACGCAATTCAAGATGAAATTGATGCTCGTGTATTAGCGGTTGATAATGAAGAATCAGCACGTGTTAGCGCAGACACAGCTATTCAATCAGAACTAAACGCATCACAAACTGGTGCAGGTTTAGCAGCAAACGGTAATTATGTTGCACCAACTACTTCTAACTATCATGATACAGCTACATCGTTAGCAAATGCAGATATGAAATTAGACGGTGCAATTAAAGCAAACGCAGACGCTATTGCACAAGAAGTAACTGATCGCGGTACAGCAGTTTCAGGTGAAGCAACAGCACGTACAACTGCAGATAACGCACTTGATACTCGTGCTACTACACTAGAATCTGAAATGGATTCAGCAGAAGGTCGTTTAGATGCATTAGAAGCAGAATCTGGTACAAGTTCAGGTGGCTTTGATACAACAGCAACAACAACTGTTGGTGCTATTAATGAAATCCATGGTGAAGTTGACGTATTAGAAGGACGTATTTCAACAAACGAAGATGATATCGCAGATAACGCAACAGCAATTTCTAATATTCTTAGCAACACTGATGCAACAGCACTTAACTCGTTAGCAGAAATTGTTACTGAATTCCAAAGTGCAGACGGTACAATGTCTGGTTTAATTAGTGCAAATACAACAGCTATTGGTCTTGAACAAGGAGCTCGTAGCGCAGCAGATAGTACACTACAAAGTCATATTGACTCAGAAGCAGGAACTCGTGGCACTGCTGATACTACATTACAAAATAATATTAATGCAGAAGCAACAACTCGTGGCGATGCAGATAGCGCAGCTACAACAGATCGCGCAGCTATCCGTAGTGAATTTGCAGCAGCAGACTTAGCTATCCAATCAGAACTAGACGTATCACAAACTGGTGCTGGTCTTAATGCTGATGGTACATATGCAGCAGATGCAACTACTAACTATCTATCAGCAGCAGTTTCATTAAAAGATGCAGACAAGAAGTTAGATGCACAAGTTAAGGCAAATGCAGACGCACTTGCAGCAGAAATTAGCACAACCAACACAGAGATTTCTAATTTAGAAAGTCGTATGGGTGATGAAGAAACAGCTTCTAGCGCAGCCACAACAGATCGCGCAGCTATCCGTAGTGAATTTGCAGCAGCAGATAGTACACTACAAGATAATATTGATGATGTTCAATCAGAACTAGACGCATCACAAACTGGTGCTGGTCTTGGTGCTGATGGCGTTTATACACCAAATGCTTCAAGCAATTATCTAACAGCAGCTACATCACTAAAAGATGCAGATAATAAGTTAGATGCACAGGCTAAGGTAAACGCAGACGCTATTGCACAAGAAGTAACTGATCGTACTAACGATGTTAGTGCAGAACAAACTCGTGCCGAAGGTGCAGAGAGTACTCTACAGACTAACATTGACAACGAAGAAACTCGTGCAATGGGCGTAGAATCAGGACTTGATTCTCGTTTATCAACTGCTGAAGGTACAATTAGTACTCATACTGGTAGTATTGCAACTGAAATTGCAGATCGTATCGCGGCAGATGGAGTTATTCAATCAGAACTAAACCTAACACAAACTGGTGCTGGTCTTGACGCAACTGGGACTTATACAGCAGATGTAACTACTAACTATCTAACAGCAGCTACATCACTAAAAGATGCAGACAAGAAGTTAGATGCACAAGTTAAATTAGTTGACGGTCGTGTAGATGCTATCTTAAACGGTTCAGCAGAATCATTAGATACATTAATCGAAGTTGTTGAAGCTTTTGAAGCAGCTGATAGCACTATAAATGGTGCAATCAGTACTCTTTCTGGCGCAGCAGCATCAGCACGTGGAGTTATTCAATCAGAACTAGACACAACACAACTTGGTGCTGGCCTTGGTACTGATGGTACATATGCAGCAGATTTAACTACTACGCATATTGCTACAGCAACTTCATTAAAAGATGCAGACAAGAAGTTAGATTCAGCTATAGTTGCGGAAGCCGCAGCTCGCGACGCAGAAGATTTAAACTTACAAGCACAAATTAATACATTGTCTGGTACTTCAAGTGGTAGCTTTAATAATGTACAAGCGGAACTAGACGCAACACAAACTGGTGCTGGTCTTGACGCAAATGGGGATTATACAGCTAGTGGTTCAGCTAACTACGTTGCAACAGCAACTTCATTAAAAGATGCAGACAATAAGTTAGATGTCGCGCTTAAAGCAGTAGACGCAGCATACAAAGCAGCAGATACAGCATTAGACACAGCATACAAAGCAGCAGACACAACTATCCGTACTGATTTTGCAGCAGCAGATTTATTGATTCAAAATGAATTAAATACATCACAGTCTGGTGCTGGTCTTAATACTGATGGTACATATGCCGCGAATGCTGCAAGCACTTATCTAACAGCAGCAGTTTCATTAAAAGATGCAGATAATAAATTGGATGTACAAGCTAAGGCAAATGCAGACGCTATTGTACAAGAAGTAAGTGATCGTCAATCAGCAGTTACAGCCGAAGCAGGAACTCGTGGCAATGCAGATACTACAT